TGATACCACATTTTCAACACCTGCTCCTACAGGAATACTTAAGGTATCTGCGTTTGGCGCAGTTACTCCTTCGTAAGAAATATGTAGTCTATTTTGTTCAGACCAAATTATTTGATCAGAAGTCATTGGCATTTCAGCTCCTACCATTCTTAAGAAACCACCTAAGGTTCTGTTTCCATAACGCTCTACTTCAGCTTCATAGATTTCTGGTAAGTACTGTTGTGCAAAGTTGTTTACTGGATCACCTCCTGCGGCGTCTCCTGTAAAGTTTAAATAATTACCTTCTAGTAATTGTTTTTTTTGCGTTGGAACTAAGCTTCCAAACGCTGGGCTTACATTTGCCATAATTTTTTAATTTTTTTAGTTAAATTTTTTTGTTTTAATTCTAAGTTTAGAAGAATCAGGACCGCTTATTGACTTAACTTTTATTCCGTTCACGAACTCGCTAGAACTAGTTTGCCTTGGCTCTGTACTTGGATTTTTAGAACTACTAACTATTTCTTTAGTAGCATCTGTTCTTCCTTGTTCATAAAAATGATTAATAATTTTATCAGCATTTGAAGCAATGTAAATAGCCTTGTGATAACCTTTCGTATCTTTTATATTACCACTATCGTCAAGAAACTTTCCTACGAAATTGTTAATACTTGATTGGTTCTCTGCAACTTTATTAGGATCTTGTAAACCATATCTAAACTTCTTTTTACCTACATTGAAGTCAAAACCTTTGAATTCATTAGTAAAGTAATCATTTGTTTTTGATTTAAAGTCCGAATGCTGCTGCTCAGCTATCTTCTGATCTTCTTGATATCGGTTGAAAAACTCTGTTGCTTTTTGTTGTTCCTGAGTAACGCCGGGTCTCAACTTGATTTCGTCGTAATATTTACTCTTGGTGTTTTCTAAAAAGCCTCTTGCTTTTGCAACTTCTTCTTTAAACGCAAGTTTCTTTTTGCGTATATCTCTTTCCTCATCTAATTCATCGTCATAATCGTAGTCTTCTAACAGTAGGCTAACGTCATCTGATTCTAAATAAGGTTTTGTTTTTTTGTAATATTCTTTTAACAATGTTTTATCATCAACACTTGAGTAGTCTGCGTTTAACCTAACGTAGTCTTCTACTGATCCACCTGTCTCTTCCATAAAAGTAACAAGTTTATCTATGTTTTCTGGTAACACTCTTTGTTCAGCTACTGGCTGAGGTTGTTGTTCAATAACTTTCTCAGGCTCTTGAGCGGATTCTTCATCTACAATTTCTATAATACCATCTTGAGCGGCATCGTCTGGTGTATCGTTGACAACTACAACGGGGTCTTCTTTAACTTCCGGTATTACTACCTTAGCAACTTCCTCGGCTACTGGTTCTTTTACTTCATCTATGTTAACTTTTATAGGTTCACTAGATTGATTGCCTAAATTTTTAGGACTTGTTTTCTTGGATTTAATTTTAAAATCCCCTTCTTGTTTTACTTCTGACATAATATAATATAATTAAATAATTGTTTATTAGCTAGGCCCAAACTTATTTAAATCAAATCCACCTAGCGAGTCGTTTCCAGCAGACTCAAAGTCAGTTGGTAGTAAGTCGTTTTGTCTTTGATTTATTAATTCAGATTGTTGTGTTCCTTGTATTTTAACACGCTTATCTTTCCTATCTTCTTTGTTGTTCTCTTTACTCATAAGTGCATCAGACTGAGCTTTAGCTAGTTGTAATTGATACTGAAACTCTTCAGCCATTAACTCTTTCTTTATTTGAGCCTCTGTTTGCATTCTTTGAATTTCAAACTGTGACTTAGCTTGCTCTAGACTTACCTTTTCTTGAGTAAGGGCTTGTTGCTTTTGTAGATCAGCCATAGCCGCTTTTTCAGCTGACTCAGCGTTAGCTTGGGCTTGTGCTTGAATATTAGCTTGTTGTTGTTCTTGCTCTCTTTTTAATTTTTGAGACTGTCTCATTTTAAGAAACTGATTAGCTAACTTTATGTTTTTAATCTCTCGGATGTCAATCGCATCTGACAAAGCTATTGCTTGTGTCTGTAAAGCAACTTGTATATTTTGCTCTAGTAAAGCTTTCTCTTCGTCTTCAGGTTCTAACTGAAGATAGATACCAAAGTCATGTAGCTGTAAGCTCATCAACTCTTGTAAAGTTTTAGTATTAAACGTGCTTATAGCATTAGTTAAAGCGTTTTCTGTCAAAGGATTTTCAATAACATCAGCTACTTTTAAACTTATATTCTCACAAGTTCTAATTGTTAAGTACAGTAAAGAATCTAGTACGTGTTTAGTTGCAATGTTAGAAGCGTTAGCTGCCATTTTTTGTAAACCTAGTAATGAGTCTTTATTAGGAGCACTACCATCTCTAGCTTCATTTAGACCGGTTACATCTCTTATCATTTGTAGATAATACTGATATGTACCAATTAAACTTTGTATTTTTGCTTGACCGCTTGAAGATGATAATTCCTGTACAGGTATTTTACCTCTATTTAATTCACCGTCTTGCGTAAGTGATCTACCTACAACAGAACCAGTTTGAAAGTACATGTTCAATGCTTCTGCAGGATTGTATGTTGTACCGTTACCTAAATCAACTTCTGCTAACCCATCCATATCTAAGAACACACCATCTGGTACTATCCTAGACATTACTTGTTGTAATTTAAGGTGTGTTATTTGTATCATATCAGCAAAGCTAGTAATTTTACTAACTATAGATTCTATACGTCCCTTGTACATTCTTGGAGCCGATATGCAGTAGTTCATGGCAACCTTAGTTGTATCAGATGTTGGTCTGGTCATGTTCTCTGCTAGCTTCCACTCTAGCATTGTATTAGTACCTAAAACTTTAGCTCCAGTATATAGTACCTCTATAGTTCTAGATATTCTTTCGAAGTTATCATTAACTGGAGGATTAAATGTATCAGGTTTTTCTAATGTTTTTTCTAATCCTTGATCTGTTTTCTTTATTTTGAATACTTGATCTGAGTATGTTTTATATTCAAAGTATAAAACCTGTATTGTGTTTTCATCGTAATTACCCCAGTTTGTTACATACTGAGAATTACCAGGCATATCTTGTATTTTTTCTAGATCAGCAGGTGATAATGATGGAAATTGTTTTTTAAGTTCTGACAAGGATATAGATTTTACCTCACCTACATAATATATATCTTCAAAGTTTGGATCTTCAGTATATGAATAAATCATATTAGCAGGATCTACGTAGTCAGTAATTATACCTTCTGATTTATTGAAAGAAGTTTTAACAGCTCCTATACCTATAGTAGTTAAATCGTGCGCTAATCTTTTCTTTATTTCATCATATTTATTAAACGAAAGTACATTACCTATTACTTCTTCTTCAGCTACTTCTACATTCTGCTTATAAGTCATCTGCATATGTATATCTAACTCTTCCCTGCTTTCTGGTAAAGCTCCTAAATCACCAGTCATTGATAGATCTAAACCTATATTTTGTTGGATATTTAGTAGAGCTTTTTTAGTGTTCATATCTCTCTCAACAGCTGCTGCGTAATCGGTTCTGCTTTTTACAGAAAAAGGATCTTGAGCAAAAGCACTTATCTCGTATGTTTTATTAGACATTCCGTTAACAACAATATCAACAAACTTTGATATAACTGGTATTGGTTTCCAGTCTAAATTAAGATAAGATAAATCACCATTTATAGACAACTCATCTTTGTACTTTTGTATTGACTGCTCTCCTCTAGCGTATAATCTTAATGAATGAAAGCTATTCCAATTGTTCAAGTATCTATTACCATTACCTCTTCCTTGATTGAACCATTCCTGTTCAATAGCTCTAGAGACTTGTAAGCCGTAATCGTAACTAGCTTTTACTTCGTCACTAACAACCTGGTTAGGGAAAGAACTATCGGTATTTGTTTGTATTTTCATTTATCTTAATATTTTAGACGTAGAACCTCTATTGTCATATCTTTTAATTCCTAAATCGTAAACCTTCTTTTGCATTGGACTAACCGGTGAATATAGGTTTTTGTTACAAGCCATTATTGCCAATCCAGAACTTATAGAAGCATCATGCTTTGTTCTATTGTTTATGTTAAACTTGCCCCAGTCTTCCAATGTTCTTTGAAAGTACATATCACCATAGCCAGCTTCTGTTCGTCCAACACAAGTTTCTATATATGATTCTATAGCCGCAGCGTGTGCTTGCTTTATATCTTCACTAGAGTTTGGTATACCACCTATTTCTCTTTCAGTTATAGATAATTTGTTTAATCTTTTATCAGGTCTGTTCATTGAGAAGCCTCTATAGCCTCTTCTTTTAAAATGATACAGTAATCTAGGTTTATTATTTTCCGCAAGTATTGGCATACTGTAAAATACACAAGCCATTAATACGTCTTCAAAAAATATCTCAGCAGTTTGTGGTCTAGCTATATATTCTAAAAAGAATCTGTTAGGTGGAACATCCTCCATACTAAACTTAGTTAAACCGTGTAAGGCTCCATTAGAACCTCTTTTATCAACTGTACCTGATATATCATAACTGTCACATCCAAAAGCGCCACAGTGTTCGTTACCTGGATATTTTGTATTACCTTTTGTTATAACTCTGTTTTGCATTTGTACAGGTGGCACCCAACTAATGTTGAACCTACCGTTTTTATTTGGTACAAATATCACCTTAGTATCTTTAATGCCATTTTCCCACATAAAACTTCCGGTGGTTATTATCGATGTATTTCTAAGGTCTTCGTTATAATCTATTTGTTCGTATATCTTTGTTAGGTTAAACAGAGATTGTTTTGCTTCATCTCTAAAAGCGTGTTGCTCTGTTCTTGGAAACTGACGATAGTATTCATTTAAACCATCTTGATCTCCTTTTAATCCTTCGACTTCATTGTTCCAGTACTCAATTACGCCTTGTCTTATAGGTGATCCGTCAGGGCCTTCAGCTGGTTTTTTTGGCGTTTCAAATACAGGAAATCCATAAGAATCAATGTAGCCTTCGTAGTTCCATTCCATAGGAATGAACAAGCTATAGAGTCCCGAACGAGTCTGTCCATTTGCATTTCTTTTTGTTGCGTCGGAGTCATAGTATAGTTTTTTAAAGTTCTCACCACCCTTGTCTAAAGCATTTGATGTACTACCCATCATACACTTACCTATAATTTTTGAACCTAATCTCAAACAAGTTTTTGTAACTCTCCAGTTATTTAATATGTTCGTAGGTCTTTCCCATTTACCACTTTCATCGTGGACTAATAGTTTTAATTTTTCACCGTCGTACGAGTTGTCCCCGGTGTTCTTCCAGTCGATCGTTGTATCGAGCCCGGTGATCTCTTGTAGCTTCTCATTGGTGTCAAGCTTTTTTCTCGTAAATTTGGACGCGGGTACTCTGTACGCAAGTTCCGTCTTCGGCCTGTCCATACCGTCCTGGATTGGTTTGAAGAAGAAGGGATAATTAACCGAGATGGGTACCACTTTATCAGTAAACATCTTTTTCGCATCTGGACCAGACTTTGATAAAATTCCGAATCTGGAGTCTGTGGATATTGTAGCTTGATTAACCGTTTCGCCTGAGGCCATGAAAGAAAACCCTGACCGTCTGTTCTTAAGATAGCACATTCCGTAACAACGTACATCTGCTTTGCAAGCTTCCCAGAATATAAAGAATAATCTGTTTGATTCCCTAAAGTCTGCTGCCCCAACATCAATCTTGGACCACTGCAAGTACATGTAGTGAGTACCAGTAATATAAGAAGGCTTGTTTTTATTAAAAAACCAAAAACCTTCTTCACGCCTTTTAAATTCTGTATCAATATAGTCATACCACTTTTCTTTAAACTGTGAAGGGTATTCGTCCCAATCAAATACCGATTTTATCTTTGAAAGCTCTTTTGGGTATTCCGTGTGTTTCCACTTGTCTCCTTCAAATTTAATAACATCATCTTCTTTTGGTAATGCTATTTTTATTCCTTGTATTTCGTAAACATCTCCTATCTGTCCAGTCCTACTGATTACAACCACATCGTGTTCTTCGTTGTAACCGTATTCCCACTTCTTATATCTGTTTAACCTTTTAAATATTTTAGGTTTAATATAGTCTTTTAATACTGCTACTAAAGTTTGTTCGTACATTATCTAGATCTTCCTTCTGCAAAACCTCTAAAAGCTTTTTCTTCTTTAGCTTCTTTGGGGTTTTCATTTAATCTCTCATCCTCCTCTTCTATTCTAGCAAGTATTTCAAAAGCATCGAATATAGCTAATTTTTTTGTTGCGGCAGCATTTTTAAGTCTGTCAGCTGATAAATCATCTTCTGAGTCAACGATCTTTTCCTCTGCCACTTTAATTAACTCCTTAACTGCTTTTTGCCCAGCTAGGATTATATTCTTCTTGGTTTCTTTTGTGTTCATACTTAATTACAATATCATTAGATTTCATACAATAAACTCTTTGATCATCTATTATAAAATCCCATTCACTACCGGGTGTGAACCCTATCGTGTCTCCTGGATTGATATTAAGCGCTTTTAAAGAACTATTACCTATTTTTAATATACCAATAAGGTCTTGCTCTTTTTGTGATCTTAAAGTGTCTTTGTTTCTTAAAGGCATTACAAAGCATCTGTCTCCAAATGATTTCCAATCCCCTGTATTTTTATACAAATATATTTGATCTGACGAGCAGAAGTGTAAGTCATCTTTAAAATGAGATCTGCTTCTTTTCTTATTACCTCGGATATCATAAAAAACTCTAAATACATTATGATGTATTATTATTATGTCTCCTTTTTTTATACTTGTTTTAAAAGCTTTTGGTGTTTCAACCACTATAGCTAAATTGTTTACAGATTTGAAGTCTTCAATTTTAGTGTTTAGTATTAATGTAACGTCGCCTAGCTTTATTTTGTTAGCGTATCTATCGCCAATAGGTTTGACGATAAAATCGTATAGACTTCTCATTTAATATTCTAAATCATACTCAACGGATATTGCCATGTTAGAATTAAACTTCTTCCATGGCATTACCTCATTTCCTTTCTTTATGTAAATACTGTAAGAATTAGATTGTGCATCGTGCAATATGCAATCTATAGTATGTCCACCATAAACGTTTTGACCTACTGAATAGTGCATAGCGTCATTCTTATAGTCAGAACCTATACTTATTTTTCTTACAACAGAACTCATTATTCCGCTATTTCAAGAGTTTTTGTTTTTTCTTGCTTAGCTTCCTCATAAGTACCATCAGCTAAGTTTACAGTAATGTCACCATACTCTTCTCTGATTTCAGTCTTAATACCATCTAATTCTTTTGCCGCTTCAAAATGCGCTGCTAGGTATTCTGCTTTTTTTGCCTCTAAAAATCCTACTTCCGTAAGTATAGAGTTCATTTTTCCTGTTGCGTCTTTAATAGACTTTAATTGTTCATCTGTTAATTTTCCCATTTTATTTAATTTAATTGGTTACTGTTATTACTATTATTACTTGTTTTTAATCTTTTTACTTTTTAAATAAAGGTCCTAGCTTATCTACTATTTTTTCACCACTTCTACCTATAACATAACCACCGATACCTATTTCTAATAAGCTCCAGAATTCTGGTTCTAAGACAGGCGTTACTAGGTATGTTGATAGTTGCGATATGAATTTTGTATATATTATTATAAAGCCAAATGAAAGCATTAGTATAGGTCTCCAACTTCTTTGTAGCCAATTACCCTTAGCTTCGGCTACAATAATCTCAGTTTGCATTCTTTGCAGCTCTAGTTGAGCATCTTGTAATACTTTAAATATTGCATTTCTAGCATTAAGTCTTTCTTCTTCGCTGGTGAATAGGCTGTCAACCACATCGCCAACTTGTTTGAAAACTTTAGTACTGAAAAATTCTAATATCTTTTTCACTATTTTTTATATCCTTTTTTGGCTCGCACAGCGTCTTGTTTTGCTTTCAGAGCTTTTCTTTTAGCGTTTAACTCAGTATTACGCTTGTCTGTTATTTTTTTCCTAGCGAACTTTTTGTCGTTTTTTCTTTTTTCAAAAGTTTCGATGGCTTTTAAATGCTGCTCAAACTTTTTTTCTCCATCACTGTATGGATTCATTGTTTCCCTATAAAACTTCGACTTCATTAGTTGATCTTCTCTATCTGTAACTGGTCTAAATGAAGTTCTACTACCTTTTTGAACGCTAGCTAAATCACTTTTTCGACCAGTCGTTTGATGACCGCCAAACTCCATTACCACTTTATTTTCGTAGAAGTAACCTTTATTATTTTTAGGTGAAGATGGTTTTTTGCTTAAGTCAATTTTAGGTTTAGGTGTTTTTGCTGAAACTGGTTTTATACTTGCTGACTTAGTTCCACCGTACGAATAAGTTGTTGTTCTAGAACCTGACTTTCCAGCATTAAACTTTTTAGCCTCCTCCACGTTTCCACCTTCTGCTGCAAACTGCTTATAGCTTTTGCTAGTTTTTTTACCATTTGACGAAAAAGGTTGAGTTACAGTAACTGTAGTTCTACCGCTTTGGTCCGTGGTAGAACTCTTTTTCATGTCTCCGTATTTTACGTTACTTGGTTTTGGATCTTTTGGATCCGGATCTGGCATAGTTATTGGTGATGCCGGTATAAATCTTTGTATTTTAAATGCCATAATTTATTTATTAAGAATTACTTTTACGCTTAGCTCTTTTAGCTAGTCTTTCTGATTTTGATTTAAGGTGAGCTTTATTTACACTATCTTTAGTTGCTTTAGATTTTGCTAAAGCTTTTTCAGATTTAGAATTAGCTTTGTTAGCTCTCATTTGTGATTTAGATACTCCAGCTGCTTTATCTGCTTTCTTTCTTTTTCTTATAGCTTTTCTAGAGTTGTCTTTAGGCGCAGTTTTTGCAGTAGGTTTTTTACTAACATCTACATCAGAAGCTTTAGGTGCTTTGACGGTGCTTTTAATTTCCTTTGCTTTTGGTGTTTTTATTGCATTAACTTTTTTCCTTTTTTTAGGGGCGTATATTCCAGTCTTGTTTTTTCTAGCTTTATTATCTGCTTCATATCCAGCCTCTCCATCTTTAGTAGCTTGTGATTTTACTTGACCTCCGCCTACATTACCTTGAATACCACCTTCAGTTAACTTTTTAGTTTTTACGCTTTCTGTTTCATTAACAGTCGGTGATACTCCTGATTTTTTATTTTTATAAGCTTGTATGTTTTCTGCTCTTTGTTTTTTTAACTTTGTGAAAGCTCTGGTAAACATATTACCATCATTATTTTTATCATTAAGAAAATTATCTGTTTGTGCTACGTAGTTTCTAACCTTAGAGTGTTCCTGTGCGGAATCTAATTTCTTACCAGGATTTACATTAGATCCTGATCCTTCTACGTGAAGCGGTGATTCAGGTATAAATCTTTTTATTTTAAATGCCATAATTTATTTATTTATTTTTTGTTTTTGAATACGCTTCTTTTTCCCAAGGTAGGTTTTTAGCTCCTTCTTTCATTTGAGCCCTTGAGTATTTTTTTCCTTTCCAGTATACGTTGTTATCGTCGTAATTTAAATCTCCGCGCTTTATTTGGTCTATATGTACCTTTTCGTGAGATATAACATGGTCTATTTTATTTGGATCAATATCTTTATTTATAATTATAGTACCATTATTGTTAGCTTTACCTAAAACACCATCTTCCATATCTACACTGTAAATAGGAGTATTATCTATATTATAAAATGGTTGGATTTTAAAAGCCATAGTTTTTTTTAAATAAAAAGCGGTCCTGACTAGTAAGTCATTGTGAGAGATGTATCACTTAGTTCCTTATACGTGTCCTCACGTTGGTGGAAGGTTCCACCATTAAATGACGAATGAGGACCGCTACTTTTATTTAACAGTTACAATGTTTAGACATCCAAGAACCTTTCATCGATAATGGACTTGAACCACTACATCCTTTCTTGTCCAAAGGGCTTCCGTAGTTTGCCATTGATCCTTTTTTTTCTTTTGTTGCTTTTTCTACTAATTTACTTTTTTCTCCGTAAGGCATAATTATTTGTTTTTTGTTTATTTAAAATCTACTACAGCACCATCTTTTTCTAGCTGCTTTACCTCTTTCACCGTTCCAGCTCTTTGATCTAGAGCAAAATGCTTTTTGTCTTTTATAAGCTTTAGTTCCGGGTTTTACATCACATTTAGTAACAGCTGTTTTTAGTTTGCTGCCTGGGTTTTGTTTTCTATACTTCTTAACACCAGCAGCTGTCATACCAGCCCCCTCACTAGCTGTTCTAAAATTTCTTCCTTTACCTTTTGTTGTTTTTCTAACTCTCAGTAGAGGAGATTCTCTTTGAACATAAGCCATATCTTATTCTTTTAGTTTAACCCACTTAGATAATGTGTAACCTATAGTTACCAGTAGTAATAATATTTTTAAATATACTTCTATATTAGTCATAGTTACCGCCATTGTGGCAAGGTTTATTGCGTATAATTTTACATCCTGAGCTAGCATAGTTTACTATTTAGCTCGTTGCGTGATAGGTCCTTTTATAGAGCTACACCCACAGTGCGCTTTAGAAATTTCCATTCCGTATTTACCTGAACTAGATCCTTTACCTTTTGGTAGTGCGTCTAAATCTAATGGCCCATCCCATATAGCGTTTTGACCTACTGATGCTTTGTTTTTATAATCTTTCATATTTTTATTTTTTAAATTGTTCAAAATCTTCTCTTTGAGGCATACTTTTAGCTCTTTGAAGTGGCGTTCCAAACATATACAGAGCGCTTGCAGCTTGATTTGGATTAAATACAGGTTTAGCATTCCCCATTTCATTTGAAGGAACAGATACTACTGGATTCTGCAAAACTGGTTGCTCAGGGTTTTGGAAAATTGGTTGACCCAATAAGTTTTCATCTTGTTTTATCATTGTTGACGTTTTTTATAGACACGCTTAATACTTTATCTGTATAAGTATCTCCTTTCATTATTCTGTTTCTACTACTCGTAGGTATATCATCTTGACCTAACATTATCCTATAAATTCTATTTATAAGTTGCTTACCTTTAAATGATACTTTATATATATGGTACTTTTGAGTAGTTCTATTTCTTTTTCGCCAAACAGAGATCCAGTCTTCCTTCAATAACTTATTCCATCTTCTATTATTCCAACTGTATGAAAACGTACCTGTTTTAAAATCTTGTTTAGTAAACATGTCTAAACAATCTAAATAAATTAATAGTTCTAGATCAGCGTCGTTTAAGTCATTATTTCTACATGCCCATTTTCGTATGATTCTGTAGTGTTTCAATAACCCTAATTTTTTAACATCACTAGCATCTATTCTCATAAAACTACAACTATATCTTGCATTTTTATAACTTGATACGGATCACCTTCTATTTCTATTGTGTGACCAGCGTGTCTATCGTAGTAAATTAAATCACCTTCATTTAGACCTGCTTTGGTTGCTTCTTCTCCAGGAGATATTACAGATGCTTTAATGTATCTTATATCTTCCCTTTGTTTTTCGGCAAGAAGTAAACCGCCTTTAGTAGCGGCCACTCCTTCTTTTTGTTTCTTTATTATTAAGTTTCTACCTATCGCCTTCATTTGCTCTTAAATTATTAATTACACAATCAGTTGATAGTATCGTAGTTGCTACAGATGCAGCATTTCTTAATGCACTTTTGGTTACCATTAACGGATCAATTATACCGTGTTTAACCATATCTACAGGTTCTCCTGTTATTGCATTCAAACCAACACCTTTTTCTTGTGGTTCTGATGCTGTGATACCTGCATTTTCTAATATTGTAAAGTAAGGGGCTTTTATAGCTCTTAATAAAACTTCTTCACCTAATCCTTCACTTTTAATATATGTTGAAGCATTTAATAATGCAACGCCACCGCCTGGTACGATACCTTCTTTAACGGCTGCTTTTGTTGCACATATCGCATCTTCAACTCTATCAGTTTTTTCTTTTAACTCTACTTCAGAGTTTGCGCCAACTTTAACCACTGCAATTTTAGCAGTTAACATTGATAATCTTTTTTCAAGCTTTATAACTTCCCAGCTTTTCAGCGTGTTATTTGTAAGCTTTTCTTTTATGCTACGTATTACATCCTTTATCTTTTCGGATGCCTCAGAGACCGTTATAACAGTGTCCTCGTGCGAGGTAACACTTTTTAAACAAGATCCTAAATATTCTACGTCAATTGAATCAAGGTCATCGCCTAAATCTTCATTGACTATTGTAGCTCCAGTTAGTAAAGATAGATCTTCAAGTACTTCACGCTTGCTAATACCGTAAGTAGGAGCATTGATTACGTTTACTTTTAGATTACCTTTCTTTTTATTGGTAGCCAGAGTTGATAAAACACCTTGTTCTAAATCGCCTATAATAAGCAAAGGTTTATTGTTTTTTATTACGTACTCCAGCACTTTTTGTATATCTCTTATAGTATTAACTGGTGATTCCATGATCAATACTAATGGATTTTCTAATTCAGCTGTTTTTGTTTGTTCGTTTGTAATAAAGTGAGAATTTGTTAAACCTTTATCGTAAGGTACACCCTCAATTAATTCAGAAACAGTTTTACCGTCACCGGCAGTTTCCATCATTACAATACCAGTATTATCTACAGATCTAAACGCATCAGCTATAATAGAACCTAATTCATTGTCGTTGTTAACGGATATAGAAGCTATATTATCTAGCATATCTCCTTTTACATCAACCGCTAGCTTTTCTAAATATTTAATCACTTTTTCAACCGCAGAATTTATACCATCTTTTATTTCCCGGGCATTTTTCTTTTCTGAAACAGCATAAGCTTCTTTTAATATAGCGTGAGATAGGACAGTTGCAGTGGTTGTACCATCGCCTGCTTCTTGAACGGTTTTTCTAGCAGCTTCTTTCAATAGAGTGGATCCCATGTTTTCAACAGGGTCAAACAATATTATAGAATCAGCTACAGTTACACCATCTTTTGTTATTACAGGCTTACCCGTACCGTCTTCTAGCATCACACATTTACCACCAGCTCCCAAAGTGGAGCTAACAGCGTTTGCTAGTTTTTCTATTCCTTTAAATACTTGATCTCTAGCATCATTACCAAAGTTCAAGTTTTTGACAATTCCGTTCATATTTAATTTAATTTGATTTGATTTAATTTACCCTTTTTAGGTATACGAGTATTATTACTCGTTTTATTGGATTTTTACCTAATTAATCTTCAATTTCAGGCTTCTGCGGTATAGGATCTCCAATCACCAACGTGACACTTGTAGGTGTAATTAATTTGTCTATCTGATTTTGTATGCTTGTTTCAATATTAGCAACTTGCTCTTCACCCATTGCTCCTTGAGTCCAAGCAACTACCTCGTCGTTTGTTAATTGATCAAACGGAATAAAGCTCGTTATCTGGCTTGTGTCTAAAGTTTGTGTTCCAATTTTTGTAGCTGAGTAAGGGTTTCCCTCAGAATCTACTTCATCAGATACACCTGTTACAACCCAATGTACATTATACACTACATCCGCTTCGTTGTTTTGTTCTGGATAGCAATCTACTGTTTTGCAATTCCAATTGTAAGTTGTCATAATTTTTGTTTTTGTTTATTTGTTTGTTAATTAACAATTTACCCTAGCTGTCACAACTCCTTGAGCGTTTGTTGAGAATGCAGCGTTTACTTCTACGGAGTTTGTAGGGAAATATTTACGTGATTTATTAACCATTGGAGAATTACCAGCTGCATCAAAATAACAGTAATCATTTACAACCGGACCTGGCCCACTACCATTGTGATATGCTGTAATCTGATTACTTGTGGGTTCGTTACAAGGTATAGGTTCCGTGGGGTTACCTGAACACGTAAAAGCTGTTAAACTAGAAGAATCATAATTTCTAAAATTCAACAATCTATCCTTTGACCCACTATAAGAGGAATCGAACTTGCTAGCTACAGCGTCCGCAAAAGAATCAACTAAATCATCTGTTGTTGGATTTACTGTATTAACAACGTCTTGTAATGAGAAAGTGCTGGTGTTAGGTACGCCCATTATTTTTCTAGTTTCTCTAATCTTGCTTCTAACTCAGCAATTTTAGCAATTAATAAATCTATATAAGCAACAGACTTAAACCCTTGACTGTCTTCTCTTACAAACTCAGGATTAGTCTTCTCTAACTCTTGAGCTATAACACCGTATCTTTTCTGTCCTTTTTCTGTTTTTAATTCAAAAGTTTTCCAATCTGCTTTAACTCTATTATCACATACTTGTTCAATATTTTCTTTTAGTCTTTCATCAGAAGATAATATGAAGTTTGTAGCTGTAACGGTATTGCTGAAAGTGGTTGCACCAGTTCCGCCCATCCACATCCTAGTAGCGTGACCACCTCCGTTACCTAATCTAATAGCAAATCCACTATTACCATTATCTCTTCCTTGAATCACTGTTGCTCCAAACTTTCCAAATGGATCCTCTGTACCTGAACTCGGGTTAGTTGTGTATATAAAAGTATGATCTGCTAAAGCGTTTGCTTGCCCTTCTGTAACATAGCTTCTAATACCTATATCCCTCCAGGTTTGAGTATCGGTTGCTGATATTCTAATTCCATTGTTAGTACCAGATATTATGTCTAATTGCTGCGTAGGTAAGTTTGCTGTGTTTATACCAACATATCCGCCATAAGGGTTTAGCACTATTGGTCTACCAGTTGTAGCTGCGTTATTAAGTCCTTGTATATACTGTTGACTATTTAAACCAGTCGCAAAATTAAGCTTACTGTCGTAACTACTAGAAGACTTAACGCTAAGACCAGCTCTTGCTTCAACGTCACCTCTATTTACAGCGTAATTGGAAACAGTTCTAAAAACGGTTAATTTAGCGTCTGGTGCAGTGATTCCGATACCTAAATTACCTCCATTGATATAGCTGTTGCTATCTGAATTTATTCTAACATTAAGATTATTTGAATCATCTCTAAGTAATAATTGAGCGTCTCCGTTTTCAAAATACAATCCACTATCTGCTGTGCTATTGCTGTTTCTAGCTTGTAAAACCCAAGCAGTTGTAGCTGTAGCATTGGGAATGTAGAATCTATTAGCAGCAGAAACTCCATTTACAACTAACGGGTAATTAGGACCAGTATTTCCAATACCTACGTTACCTGCAGTATCAATAGTCATCCTTACAGCTGCTGTGTCGTTGTTGTAAAATTGAAGCTTACCGTTGCTTGAATTGTATTTTATAGCAGCTGCTTGAGACAAGCCAGCATCGACATCTCTAAAAATTATACCCGAGTCTGTTTCTGTGGTATCACTTATGTATATATAAGCTTCAGGACCTTTAACCTCTAGAAGCCCTGCAGGAGTAGTCGTTCCTACCCCTATTTTACCATCAACTATAACGTTAGAGGACTCAACATTTCCATCCTCACCTCCAAACCTCCAACCTTCAGTAGCTGTATGTTCGTATTCAGCACCCGTATAACCTGGATCTGTAGTTGTTGGTGTTATTACTTCATCAGCTAATGGATATATACACACTTCAGCTGTTGTAGTACTTCCCCCATTGTGCTTGGCTTCGATGGAAAAATCTTCGTTATTATTAGATGTTATCCTTAGCGTAACTTCTGTGTAGTCACCGTTAGAAGATTTAACATGTATATCCGTTGAATGATTTACTGTTATATCAAAAGTACAAGCAAACACCACGCTTCCACTTGTACCAGTCATTGTCATCTTCAAGATAGAAGCAAGGTTATTACCATTGACAGTGGCTAGCATAGTGTACGTACTAGCATTTATGCCTGACCTGTTGAACTGAACCATTCTAGCTCCAGTTTCAGTTGTCAAAAAGCCAGAATCATTGTTAAATATACTTAAACCAATTTCACTTGCAGCTTTTCTTCTTTCAGCACTGTTATCTAGTACTATAAATTCATCTGAACCTATCATAGTCTGAGTCATATCAGTTAACTCAGATAAATCTAATGAAACAGCAAATGCGGAATTGCCAGATTGATTAGCTGTGAATGTAGCGCCACCGTCAAGACCCGTGCTTGTGGTCATTGTAAGTGTGCCATCATTTACCGTAGGTGCTGCTGCTGTTATAGCTGCTGTTACAAAAGCTGTTGTAGCTATCTTTGTAGTATTGTTACCAGCTGTTTGAGTTACACCAGTTGTGGAAGTATTTATTGTGCCATTTAAGTCACCTAAAAATGTTGTTGCGTATACCGATGACCATTTATTGGTAGAAGTACCAAGTGCCATTGTATTATTAGCGCTAGGTATAAAACCACTACTAGATATATATCCAACAGCAGTACTATTTGCTGTGAATGCTATTTTACTTGCGGAAAATGCAATACTGTTTGTTCCAGAAACACCACCAATCTCTAAACCATCATAGTATATACTTGTTATACCTGTTTGAGCAGGTGTTACAGCAATATCATCGGCGTTAATAGTCATACCTGTTCCAGCTCCTACGTTCAATGTAGGTATAGGTCCAGATAAATTTGTTCCTGTTAAACCATTTCCTGCACCAACCCCTGTTATATCACCTTGCGGAACTCCTGCTACAGCATTATCAACATATAGTTTATTAGCCGCATCTGTATTAGCACTTACTGTGTCTACACCCTGTATTCTTCCAGTACCACCTAAAGTTATATCACCGCCTGAAACGCTTAAATCACCTTCTATACTTACACCATCATTAAGATATATACTCCCGCTCCCTGATTTTAATTGTAGTTGTAAGTTTACTGTTTCAATTAAACCACTCGTATGTAGTTTTAAAACATCAGGATCATTTGTACCATGTATACTAACATAGTCATTTGTAGCATTATCATCTGATGGCACTAAGTGCAATACCCCTTCATTACGCTCATCTGGAGACGATGAACTAGATGACTCATGCATTATAAATCCAGGGTCATTACCTCCAGATACTGTACTAAAATATATATATGATTTAGAAGTGTTACCTGCAAAACTATCTGCTATTGGAGCGGTGTTATTTTCGGTAAATAATCCCATTGCTTCAGCGCCAGCTGAAGTATCAACATTAATCCTGGTAGTAAATGTTTTTGTTCCAGCAATACTTTGTGCGCCTGTTGTTCTTACTACTGTAGAATCAACTTCTATATCGTCTGCATTTGCAGTTATACCATCACCTCCAATGACATTTAATGTTGGAATAGGCCCACTTAAAGATGTGCCTGTCATACCGGATCCAGCTACAATAGCTGTAATGTCACCTTGAGGTACACCAGCCACAGCGTTGTCAACGTATAACTTATTTGCGGCATCAGTATTAGCAGTTACTGTATCAACACCTTGAATACGACCTGTGCCGCCTAAAGATAATTGCCCATTATTTATCTCTACGTTACCGCTATTTAAAATAGTTAACCTAGCAGATGCGTAAGGATTAGAAGCAATATTAGAGTTGTTAGCAGCTAGGAATAAATTACCATTATAATAACTGAATATACCTGCTCTTGTATCTGTTGTACTAGTAGTTGCATCTCCTCTTGTAGAAAATCCAATACCCCAAGCTCCTGTAGAGTTTAAGTTAGCATTACTGGGTCTATGAACTCTTAATGGAATGTTTTCGTTAGAATAAATATCTAATTTGTGGCTTGGACTAGTTGTCCCTATACCCACGTTACCACTTCCTACAAATTTAACGTCTCCTCCATTTGGATTTAAACTTAAAGGGGCTGCGGCTCCAGATGAACCTACAACTCTAGCTTGTATAGAGGTTCTTCCCATTTCCAAACGATAAAAACCATCACCAACTTTTAAGTTAGTTGAATTATTCCCTGATACAGAGAAGGTTGCGCCTGGCCCGTATAAAGTACCAGTCATTGCTTGACCTGTTGAAGAACCTCCTGATAATGGTACATAAGGACCTCCTATTATACTTGACCCAGATCCATCAACCCAATCAACACCTGTTGCTGTTGAAATTAAAACTTGGTTAGAAGTACCCGACTGGCCATTACTGTCTAGTAGCGTTCCTTCCGCTTCTAAACTAACTGCCGTAGATATGTTATTACCAGATATGTCTAATAATCTTCTTGTTCCCGTTACTGTAGCCATATTATATTTTTTTACCTTTTAATTTAAATCTTGTCATTTTATTGTGAATACTAGCATCCATTTCAGCTGCATATTTAGTACCAAAAGTTATACTATCTTTTGTGTCACTCATTTTGTAAGCGTTTTTAGCAACTGTACCACTACCTTGTATTTTACACAGCAGTTGAGTACCGGTTGATGTAAAGTTATGTTCTCCAGTTTCTGTTCCAGAATAAGACTCCCACGTAGATCCATTATTATTAGATACAAAGAAGCCTAAAGTACATTCAGAAGGAGTGAAATAATCTACTCTGTTCCAAAAAACAAAATCAATATTAGCTGAGTTGCTCAAAGAATAACTACCGTATTCAACACTCCAATTTTCAATTAGTTCATTTCTATATGTATCACTCCATATTTTAAAACTATGACCATCCGCTCCATATCCAGTTTGAACCCACCAAGGTGTTCCATTAGCAGAATACATTCTAACTATATTGTTTCCATAATCATGCCTATATGATCTACCTCTTCCAAGAGAAGTGGTATCTTCAGTTGTATTGTTATACCTATAAAGTGTAACTACTCTATTATTTTCTTCATCTACCCAACCAGGAATCATTGCTCTACCTCTATCACCGCAGGTTGGCATAAAATTAGGGTGCCCTGGCATTTTATCCGTAGGTTCTCCATTAGTGGCAGATTGATATTTTGTACCTGCTCTAAATTCTATAGAAAAATTATTACCAGGATTTGTTGCGTTAACAAATACAACCTCTAGCACTGTTGCTGTGTTCCCGGATAAACAAGGTGTTATGTCTACCTTTGTAAATCTACTATTTGTGCCTATAAAGAAAACGTTTGGTTCGTTTACGGGATCTGGAACAAACCAACCATGCTCATACCCATCATCTCCTTGACCAGCATCAGCCATATCACACCACACTGTTTTAGGGCTTGATGTAGACGCATCTAATACTAATATAAAGTTTGCGTTATAAAATCTACCGTACATGATCCTATCGTTAACCTCATCATACATGCACTTACCTCTATACCCATTTCTGTCTTCAGCAGCTGACCCAGGGTACATAACATTTGTATCTGTTGTTGACAACCTTTCTTCGACGCCTGTATTTATATTTTTTCTCATTACTTTCTTGTAATGATGAGCATCATGATCTGCAGCGTAAATCCATTCACCTGCAGCTGCTAACCCACTGTAATATCCACCACCTACTCTATTTACATAACCACCACCAGTATCTTGAGAACCAATAAAAAAATCTGGGTTACTATGTGTTGGCCTAG